AGTCACCAGCTGAAGAGGTCATGGCGTTAGCGACAACATTCTTAAAGCGTGAAGTTTTAGAAAACGGGCAAACGCCATACGTCGAGAAGGAATTTTACAACCAGTCATGCAAGCTGGTGATCATTGATAAAAAGCTGAGTGATAGCGAGTTAGAGATTAAATCATCGTTTCATGTCATGCCTGACTTTTCACACGGCCCACAGTCACCGGCAGAGTCGGCAATGGCACTGGTTCAAACATTCCTGAAGACAAATGTATTTGATGAGCATAAGACAGGCGCAATCCTGTTGCCTGAAGACTGGTCTGGGGTGGATGTATGAAACGACGTGACTTTATAAAAGGCGCATTAGCTGTTGCAGCTGCTCCGGTGGCGTGTAGCGGTGTGAGTGCTGCCGAAAAGACATTTATTGAAGCGGGTCATCGAGGCGCGAATAAGCAGCCGTTAACTTTTCACGGTATCCCTGTTGTTTGGGATGAGATTCCGCGAGAGAACCGTGTATTTCTTATGAATCAGCACTTACTTGATGCTGCTCCCGAGTATGTTGATCGCCTTAATGCTCACGAATCAGAAAAGAGAATTAATGGTTTTCTCAATGGCGTGTGGGATCAGACCATAAGAGCTACTTAATGGCCAAGCGCAACAAGAATGGGCTGACTGATTTACAACAGGCCTTTGCTGATGCGTATCTTAAACAGTCGCTTAATGAGCGTTCTGCTTCGGCTGCTTATAAGACGATAAGGCCTAAGGCGACACCGGCCACGGCTAAAGTTCAAGGCCCTCGCATGCTCACTAAGGCTTGCGTTGCCGAATATGTTGATGAGCGCACTGAAAAGATTATCGATGACGTCGAGGCAAAACAGTTAGTCAGCCATGCCGACATTGTTCAGGAGTTAATGCACGTCGGTTTTGGTCGCTTAACTAATGTTATTCGTGTTGATGATGACGGCAATGTTTGGCCAAAGTCTACCGAAGAGTGGGATGAAAGCTCAAAGGCTTCGTTAAAAACATTAGAAATGCAAAACACTGAGCAGGGCGAAGGCAAAGACCTGTTCAGGACGCAAAAAACAAAAATGGTATTTAACGACAAATTGAAAGCGCTGGATATGCTGGCTCGTTATCTGAATATGTACAAAGAAGATCAGGAGGCTGGCTCTGATGGTGGCCTGGTCATTCTTCCAGCTGACTTGAGCGATGAAGAATGGGTCAAGCAAGTCAAAAAACAGAAAGAAAAGTAGCCTGGGCGGCTCACCCGGGCGGTCAGCAATTAGTTCTAAGCTGTACGATTCAGGAAATTTTAGTAGAAGGCAATCGCGGCGGTGGTAAAACCGACGTCGCATTAGCAAAGTTTGTTAAGTATGTCGGCAAGGGCTTTGGTAGTCATTGGCGCGGCGTATGTTTCAGGCGTGAATATAAGCATTTAGATGATCTAGTCATTAAGTCGAAGCGCTTTTTTAAGCAGGCGTTTCCCAAAGCAAAATTTAAAGAATCAAAAAGCGATTACAAGTGGGTCTTTCCCGATGGCGAAGAGTTGTTATTCCGTCGGATTAAAGACGCCTCTGGTTACTGGGATTTTCACGGACATGAATATCCTTTTGTTCATTTTGAAGAGTTAACCAACTGGCCAGATGATGGCGCATGGGAGGCGATGAAGTCATGTAATCGTTGTTCTCTTGCGGGTGTGCCACGCATTTACATGGCGAACTGTAACCCTTATGGCGCAGGACATACCTGGGTAAAAGAATTATTTATAAAGCCTGACATTGATGGTGATGACGTTCCTTGGGGAACCATCATGACTGACGATGAGGGTAATAAGCGGGTCAGGATTCATATTGATCTGCGAGAAAACACGGAGTTGATGGCAGCTGATCCGGGCTATGAAAAACGATTAGCTGCGATTGGTAACAATAATTTACGCGAAGCCTGGTTGCACGGTAACTGGGATATTGTGGTTGGTGGGTTCCTTCAGGGTATCTGGGATCACAAAAAACACATCGTTGATGACTTTGAAATCCCGCGTGAGTGGACACGATGGCGAGCAATGGACTGGGGCTTTGCAAGACCGTTTTCAGTCGGTTGGTACTGCATGGATATGGAAGGCGTTATTTACCGTTATCGTGAGTTGTACGGATACGGCGGCAAAGCGAATAAAGGGACACGCGAAGACATCACAGAAATTGCCCGACAGATTAAAAAGCTCGAAGCAATGGAGCGTAAATCAGGCATTGAATTTAGAAAGAATCCAGCTGACTCGGCTATTTGGGCTGAACAGGGTGGATTAAAGCGCGATGGCCGTGAGTTAACCATCGGGGAATTATCAAGTAAGGCCGGCGTCAAATGGATGCCAGCAAAGAAAGGCCCGGGCAGTCGTAAGAGTGGCGCCCAGGTCGTTATCCAATTACTGAACGAAGAAAAATTTAAGGTCTTTCGTTCATGTAAGCACTTCCTCCGCACTGTACCTGTACTTATGCCAGACGAGAATGACTGGGATGACGTGGATACAGAGCAGGAAGATCATGCCTGGGATGAACTCCGGTACAGCTTAGTGTCGCGGCACCGTGCTCCAAAAGAGAAGCGGAAGCAGTCCGGGCCTAAACCAGGCACGTTTGATTGGTTAATTAGCTTATCTGAGCCAAAGACCAAACACCCTTTAAAAATGTAATCTCATGAGGATACAAAGATGAATCTTATTAAATTAGCCACTATTACCACTACGACTAACGTCGAACTGGATATGGAAGACTTGAGCGCAATTCTTGCGCGTGGCCCTGCTGATGGTTCGCCATCAATATCGGGCAGCGATGTTGTTTTGCAGATTTTTTGCGAAGGCGTAACTGGCGTTGTGAAGCTCACCGAAGACTTAACAGGTGACGCAGATGCAGCCCGTGTTTATACCGATGCGAATGACGTTGATGGCAATGCGGTGACTACTGGTGCATTAACCACCAAAGACACATTTAAGCAGTTCCAGGTGAAGATAAATCGCTTTGTCAGTCTGGATACGACTGTCAGCGCGGGTACTGCCACTGTTTATGCGTTAGTCGATTAACAGGCTGACTCTCGATGCAAAAAGATTATCGTGACTTAACACCAGATCAACTCGATGAGGGCGAAAAGCAGCTTGTCGACTCCTGGTTAAAAGCAATCAAAGAGCGTCGGGAGTCACCCGAGTACGCCCGGTTACTTAAAAAGATACCAGTATGGCGTAGTTATGTGCGGGGCCGTCAGTACGATGAGCACCAAAAAACCAACGATAGTAATCTTGCTAAAAAAGAAGATATTGTCAGGGCGAATTTAATTGCCACTGAAATGAATAACGCGATTGCCCGAGTATATGCGCGCAATCCTGAAATCAGTATCACACCGACTGAAGCGGTAGAGCCAACACGTTATGAAAAGATCAGACGCTTTGGTTTGACGTTACAGCTGGTTTTAAAAAGTCAGTTCGCACCGAATCAGGCTAAATTGAAGAAACGCGCTAAATCGAATTTACGTTCAGCGTTTACCACTTCAATGGGTGTTCTTAAGGTCATGTATCAGAAGGACAAAGCAGAAGACCCACAAATTAAAAGTCGCTTAAATGATATTCAGGACAATATTGAGCGTACGAATTCATTAATTGCTGATCTGGAAGACGAAGAGCAAATACAAAAGCATGAAGGTATTGCCGAACAGTTAAAGATTGAAATGGACGCGCTTAATGAGCAGCTGGAAGTCGTGCGAAATGAAGGCCTTGTCATTGATCGTGTGTTAACTGAAAACCATACCATGTCAGGCGATGTCACTGATGCTGAATCTTATGCTGATGCAGATTGGCATGATGAAATAATCCCCATGACGGTAGCTGAGTGCAAGGCCAAGTTTAAGTTTTGCCCTGAGTCAGCTGATCGATACAGCAGGAAAGGCGCCAAAGCCAAGAAAGACAGCAACGATGAAGGCCTTGATGTGTACATCCATGAAACATGGCACAAAGGCGGCGGCGTCGTTTATACCTTCTGTGAGGGTTATTCCGGTTATATGAGAGAGCCACGCGCACCTAAGCGAGTGGGTGAGCGCTGGTATCCATACTTCATGAATATTCCGTTTGCAGTTGATGGTGACGTTATCCCGAACTGCTGGACTGAGGAATTAATTGAACTTCAAGATGAGTTTAATGAAAACGCCAGTAACTTGCGTGAGCATCGTAAAAAGAATATTCCGCACTGGTTTGGCAGTAAGGAAATGGAGCCGGAAGACGCTGAGAAGGTCGCCAATCCAACACCGTTTGGCTTAGAGTTGATTGATATTCCTGACGGCAAAAGCATTAGAGATATATTAATGGAGTCACGCGGTATTGCTATTGACGCCATGACGTATGACAACACAGGTGTTTTAAATACCTTCGAGCGTATCAGTGGCGGTCAGGCGAGTACGTCACGCGCAGCCTCTTCAAAACCGAAAACATTGGGTGAAGCTGAAATCATTGAAGGCAGTCTATCGACTCGTATGAGTGAGATACAAGACACTAACGAGGATATGATTCAGGAAATCGCTCAATACAGTGCCGAGATTCTGTTACAGGAAATGACACCGCAGATGGTGCAAAAAATCGCTGGCCCCGGTGCGTTCTGGCCAGAAATGAAGCGTGAAGAAGTATTCTCCATGGTTCAAATTGAAATCATGGCCGGCTCTACGGGTAAACCGAATCAACAGAAAGAACGTGAAGTCTGGACAGGGTTTTTACCTGAGTTTAGAGAAACGCTGGTGCAAGTTAATCAGCTACGCGCTGAGAAGCAGAATGACCTGGCTGATGCCTTAATTAAATTACTCGAAGAAACTCTACGACGGTTTGATGAGCGCATTGATATTGAAGAATACTTCCCATCCAAAGAGGAAGGCGAAGAGGATCAGCCGTCACCTGAAGAAATTGAACAGATGATGCAACAGCGTGAGCAAATGAAGCAACAGGCTGAATTAATGGACGCTCAAATAGCTGAGATCAGATCAAAAGTAGTTAAGAATTTATCAGAAGCAGAAGCTAGTGAGATTGGTCAGCAATTTGATCAGTACATGGAGCAAATGCAATTTTTAACCAGTTTAACAAGTCCGGCCCCTGGCGAGGCTAGACAATTACAGTGAGGGTAAATAGATGGCGATACGGGAGCTTATAAGACGTGGTTACTGGCAAGCAGCCGGTGATGATGGTGTTGACGGTGGCGGTGCTGGTGGCACTGATGATGTCGATGAAAATGAAAACACTGGCACCGATGATGCCGGTTCTGGTAATGAAAATGAAAGCATGGCCACAACCATGGCCGAAGCCATTGCCGAAAACTTCAGTGATAAGGATGAAGACGACCCGGATAAAAAAACCAGTACCGAAGAAGCAACGGCAGGCGAAGAAGATGCGAAAAAATTAGAATCTTCTCTACCTGAATCTGATGCGATTGTTGATGATAAAGACAAAGCGCTTGAAAAAGATGATCTTTATGAAGAGCCTGAAGGCTTAGATAAGTCATCACCTAAAACACAGGAACGATTCAAAAAGCTGGTTGATCAGAATAAAGAAAAAGACACCGCGATTGAAAGTCTTAAGTCTGAGAATCAGGGCATTATCGGCATGATTCAGGACACTGGCGCCACGGCTGATCAGTTTGGCTCATTGTTAAATTTAACGAGCTTAATGTATCACCCGGATAAAGCCGATCCAAAGGCTGCAGTCGAAACACTTTACAGTGCGGCCAGTAAGTTAGCCAAAGCGAATGGCATTGATTTACCTGGCTCTGATCCGTTAGACGGTCATGACGATCTGAGGGCAAAAGTCGATAAGATGGATATAACACTGGATGATGCAAAAGAAATTGCCTTATCTCGTAATCGTCAGTCCACGCAGGAACAGCAAAACACTGAGCGTACAACTCAGCAAGAAGAGCAGAACAAAAGCGCTCAACGTGTTTCTAGTGGCAAAACAGCGGTTCAGGAGTATTTACTTGACCTGCAAAAAAATGACATTGATTTTGAAGCCAAGGCCGACCATTTAATGGAAGCGGTTGAAGGCATTGCGAAATCTGAACCACCTGAAAAATGGGTGGAGCATCTTGATCGACTTTACAAAGCTATCGGTAAGGTCGCAAAAACAAATCCAAAGCCAAAAGATGACAATAATGAATCTTTGCGCTCTGGTCGTGGTGGTGGTGGGGTGAAAGCCCCCGGCTCCATGGGAGAAGCAATCTCACAAGGACTGAAAACAGCGTAACTGGATTCGCTACCAGAAGACGTAAACCGATTCGTTATCGGTAGGTTGTATAAGGGCTCACCACCTTAATTGGATTGAAAACGGGTTCATCCACCCATGAAAACAATCAATTAAGGAGCATATATTATGCCTTTTACAGCTGAAGAAATCGCTGAAGCGGGGATGATCGGCCTCGACTACTACATGAAGAACAACCCGATTGATCAAGTTGATCAAGAGCGTCCTTTTCTTGCCAAAATGATGGCAAATAAAAAGTCGTTCCCGGGTGCTAAGCAGTATGTCGTTGAGCAAATCCGTACTCAGTACCAGTCAAACTTCCAATGGTTTAACGGCTCAAGCACCGTAACCTATAACAAACGTAAAACCGTTAAGCAGGCCAATTTCCCCTGGCGTTCTGCTCATGATGGTTTCGCGCTTGACGAAGACCGCCTTGCTCAAAACGGTATCACCGTTATCGAGGGCAAAAAATCCAAACCCACTGACGCTGAAATGATCCAGCTGACTGATTTACTTGAAGAGCAAACTGACGTTTTACGTCTGGGCTTTGAAGAGCAATTCAATCTTGAATCATTGAAAGATGGCTCAACGGATACCGATGCGATTGAAGGCCTGGATAAGTTGGTAACAACTGTTCCTGGTACCACTGATGTTGTGGGTGGTATTGACGCGGGCGGCGCTAGCAACGCGTACTGGAAAAATGGTGCGGCTACCGGTATCACCGTTACCACTACAACCGGCGACATCTTAACCAAGATGGAAGCTGGCTGGCGTGGTTGTATCCGCAACGGCGGTAAACCTGATTGCATTCAAATGGGATCGGATGTCGTAGACGGTCTGCGTAACTTCATGCTGAACACTTACGGTCGTGTTAACTGGGGTCACATGGATCAGAAGACCATTGAAGCGGGTTCTGGCCATGACGCGGGTACTAACACCGGCATGACGTTCCACGGTGTTCCAATTCATTGGGATCCGACGTTTGCTGACCTGGGCGGTACATGGGAAAAACGCATGTACTTCCTCAACAGCAAGCACATCAAGTTACGTCCGTTAAGCGGTCACGACATGATTACACGTAAACCACCACGCGCTTATGACAAATACCAGTACTACTGGGGTCTGACATGGCGTGGTGCGTTAACCACTAATCGTCGCAACGCAAACTGGGTAGGCGAAATCGCTTAAACCCTGATGGCTCCCTCTTCTGTTCTGCTGTTTTCCCGTGGTAGAACAGGGGACGCCATCGCTGTTGAACGGGATTCATTTATTTATTTGATGGCTATTTGGAGAAATAACAATGTTTAAAACTCAAGAAGTAATGATCTGCGTGAAAAAAGACATGACCACCAGTATTGCGGTGGGCTGTTATTCGCATGAAATTCCAGTGTATGAAGCCGCTCACGCTGAAGGTGAAATTAGCCTGACGTCAAAGGGTGAAGTTAAAGAAATGGAAGCCGGTGAAGCCTTTGAGGAAATGATGCACAAGTTTGGCGCTCATCCTGATACGGGTGTTCCGTTGGCTGAATATATTTATGGTGTGAGTGGTCATCAGCTTGAAAATGGTGACTTTACCATCAGCGATGATATTAAAGGCACGGCTGAATCCGAAACAAAAGAAGACGTGAAAGCGCCTGAATTGTCACTGGATAAGTTGCGTGAGTACCTGGACGAGCTGGGTGTTGAGTATAAAGCTAAAATGAACAAGGGCACTCTTCAGAAACTCATTGAAGATACTGCAGCATCAATGACAGAACGGCTGGAAGCAGTCGATGCGTATGTGCCTGACGATCCTTTGGCTATGAAGGCTATTCTCGATGCCATGGAAGATGAGGCCGCTTAATGAAGCCGGTTTATAAAACCAAAGGTGATTTACGCAGCAAGCTCTTAATCCGTTTAGGTTTTGGCGGGTTAGGGGCGGCTGGCGGTAATTACGTGCCGATGACTGATGATTTAATGGAAGAGGCTCAAGAGGAAATTTTTGAAGCCTTACCGAATCGTTACCGGGTGCGTGACTTTGATTTTACATTAGGACTTGCTCAACAGTGGGCTGATATTCCAACCGGTTGTGAAGCGGATAACATTAAAGAGATTCGCGTTTACTATGCGGGTTACTGGCATCCTGTAACTGAAGGCATTGACTACGCGAATGACTCAGTGGCCGACACGACATCATATCCACAAAAATATCAGATCAGTTACAACCCGATCACGTCAAAAGCGCAAATAGAATTCTGGCCAAACACGGATGCGAGTTATACCGTTCGTGTAGAGGCTGAAATGGTGCTGGGCACATTTGAAGCCGATGCCAATCTTTGCTCAGTTGATTACAGATTACTTTTAATGCATGCCGAAGCCTACGGCAAAGCGCATCTTAATAAGCCTGATAAAGCCGAGGCTATGAATAAGTGGCAGCGTCGATTGAAAAAATTAAAAGGCAAGCAGCACAAAGGCAAAAAATATGTTCGCGGTTCAAGTCACCGTGAAGTTTTATCTAAACCGGTAGTTGTTTAAGAGGAAATTATTATGGATTTACTAAGTGCGCCGCTTGCTCTGAAAATAGCAACTACAGCAACGTATAAATATATTGGCGAGGCCGGTCCAGGCTCATTAACGGGCGCCCAAAAATGGCGAATTCAACGATTAACCATTGCAGATAATACTATTGTTTGGGCTGATGGTAATGGTGAATTTGATAATGTGTGGGATGACTACGCATCGTTGACTTACGCATAAGGAGCTATCATGTCAGTAGGTAATCATATTGTAGAGCATCTTTCGATGGGGCTTCCTGAGTCTTTAGACGCTATGTCATCCTCGGTTTCTGGCGCAGCAAATCCACTGCATCAATTTGTATGGAAGGATACCAGCGGACAAGGTCATGGTTCACACGCAATAAAGCCTCGTTATGGTGGCTTTACAGTTACAGGGTTTACTCAGACCGGTGATACTAATACAAGTACATTAATCACTAATTTAGATGATTCAATGCGCCCAAGACCGGGAATGACAGTTGCAGGATCAGGAGTGCCCGGAGGCGCAACAGTCATTAGTGTTGATCGTTCAGCTAATTCAATGGTTATTTCTACTCCAACTATTAGTTCTTTGGTAGGTACAACACTCACATTTGCTGGTACTTCTTATGACCCTGTAATTTCATTTGGCTATAATCAAGACGCAGGTGGAAGTGAAGTTGTTCAGTACGAAGGCCAAGCCTTCATTCAATTCGAAGGGCATTTCCACAGAGAGTCAGATGATGTTGCTTTAATGGAAACCTTCTTTGCATTTGATATTGACGGCTCAAGTGGTCAGGCAAGACCGGCGTTTACTTCTTATGACAAGGTTCTTAAAAAGACTTTAGACTTTGATGTCTCGCCGGGTGTAGATCAGATATTTAATGTCTACTTTCAGAACTACACAGGTGGGGCGGGCGGGAGTCCTTCTTATACATTTCAGGAAGGTAACTTTAAGATAATTGCTCCACCATTAAAAACTTCCTTAGATGTTAGTTTTGATGTCGGCTCTCATGTTGGTCAATCATCGTTCTTTAAGATGTCAGCAAATGGTGATGATGGCGCAGTTAAACCATCGGTTAAGTTTATTTGTGGCTCTGCTGGAGGAACTTCACAGCATAGAGTATTTAGCTTAACTATGTCTGATGATACTGCTGCTAAATCAGGTGTCGCTAGTTTTCGAGCAGACAGTGATATATCAGGTGCTAACACCGTTATGTTTGCAGTAGGACAAGCGGCTGGTTCATCTCAAGCATTAGTGCATTTTAGCTCTGAGAATTTTACAACCACGCTACCTACATTTAAAGCTACATCTAAAGCAAGTCAAGCACGTGCCCTTTTAGAATTAGATGGGGTTAACAACACTATCTCAACAGTGGAAGCTCGTAAGGCGCAACTATATCCAAAAGGATATTGGGCTTATCGTGAGTCTGGAAATACAAGCACTGATAGAGAGCCAAGCACAGGTGTAAACACGGTAAGTCTTGATCTTACTAATTGCCCCGGAACGGGAACAACAACTAAGTGGATGCCTATTTTAGATACAGCAGGTGTTTTACATTGGATGCCAGCCGTGAGTGATGCCTAATGCAATTTGACGAACTAGAAGTTTTGAGAAAACAGAATGAGCTATTGCTTCAACGTATTACTGAGCTTGAGATGCAGAATACAAAACATATGGCAATGCTTCAAATAATTGCTGAGAAAGAAAAAGGCGATACATGAAACCGCAAGTAGCCACCTGAAATGTCCGACATAACCTACGACAAATTCGACATCGGCTTAGATCGTCGGAAGAGTGCTTCCACGTCTGAATCAAACAGACTGCAAGAATGTAAAAATGCTCATATTACTCAAGGCAAAGTTATTCGTAAGCGCCCAGGCTCTACGCTTCAGGCGGCATTAGAAACTGGCACAAAAGGCTTATTCGGAGCGAATGGTTTATTAAATACATTTTATCCATACAACGCGACACCGATTACGCATTCAGACTCATTGTTTCAGGCAAATGAATTAAATCACGCGCTAAACACGGCTTATGCCAGCGGCACATTAAGCAAGATTCATTCATCCGATGTGTTCAGTGGTTATATTTATTTAGCGGCTGAATATTCCGATGGCAATACCTTTCATTATTACCTTGATGGTGCGGCTGGCGTTCAGAATTTAGTGATTGATGTGGCATGCCCGCACAGTAAAAACTTTCTCAAGATGACCGAGAAAATTTACGGCATCGACGCCCCAAATAATCAGATTTTATACACAATGACAAGTGCGCCGAAAACATGGACGGCGGGGGCCGGTTCTGGTGACGCAGGTAATTTAGCTACAGGTAATCAGGCAAAAGGCTCATCTGTGCCCGTGGCTTTAGGTGAGTATCAGGATCGCTTATCTGTCTTTATGTCAGACTCAATGCAGTTATGGAATGTTGGCGCGGTTGATACTGACTTTGGTTTTTATAAAAAGATTGGCGGTATCGGCACAAAATATCCAAACAGTGTGAATGAGTTTGCTGGCGATATTGTTTTTGCATCAAAAGCGGGCTTTAGATCAATAGGTCTTCAGGTTGATACCGGGAATCTAATTGATAATGATATTGGCAGCCCGATTGATTCAATCGTCAAGCCATTAATCAGCGACACAACCGAAATATTATCAGAGTATTTCCCAACGCAAGGCCAGCTTTGGCAGGTCATTAATGGCGTAAGTACAGCCACGGTGTATGTGTACACGTTCTCAAGAACAATGAGTATATCTGCATGGTCTGAGTATGAGTATCCATTCGTGGTAGATGCTATTACGTCGTTAGATGGTTATGTGTATCTGCGCTCTGGTGATAATGTTTATAAGGTTGATGAAACCGGCGCTATTTATACCGACAACGGCGCGGCGTATGAGATGCGGGTCGAGCTTCCGTTTCTGGATTTCAAGTTACCCGGCAGCTCTAAATACATTAAGGGTATGGACATTGTGTGCACGGGAACCGTGGACATTCAGTTTCGCTACGACCCGAACAATCCGGCGTTAATTACCGATCCCATCACTTTAAGCGGTGATACGCGAGTAAGCAGCATGATACCAGTAGAGATTACGACAACGTCCATTGCGCCAGTCATTACCAGTGCCGCAAATGAGCTGGTACAGATTGACGCAATAACTTTCTATTACGACAACCTGGGTGCGTTCTAATGGCGTTTAACCAAGAAACCAGCGATAAATTATCAACACTTTTCTCAAAGCTGGATGTGGATTCACGATTCGGCAAAAGAAGTGGACTTGAAGATAAAGATTACCTTTCATTAAAGCGCGGAAAGGAGTTGCTTTCTCTTGATCAGGATGGTAACGGCATACCTGATATAAGCGATCCTTTTGGAATGTTTGAGTTCGGCTCCAATGGATGGGAGCCAACGGGTGCCGGGAAAACGCAACAAGAACTCCAAAAAATACTCGATGGCATAGGCTGGAAGAAGGACCCGCACACAAGCGGCGGGTATGACGATTATTTGAGATTCGGAACATGGGTGGATAAAAACTTTAATAAAGATTTTGAAGGCATTGCCAATGAAAGGGAGGGCTTTTTTAATAATAAGTATTCTAAACTAAATGACGATATTTTGGCCTACCATAATCAGGATATTAATGAAGATTTTAACACGGCTTTAGGCGATACCCGTGCGACTCTTGCGGGTCGAGGTTTATCTAATTCCGCCATTCTTGCCAGACTCGAAAACAAACTGAATAAACGAAAAGATAATAACGTGGCTAAATCTATTAATCTGGCTGGACAAGAAGTGAGATCGGAAGAGCACACGTCTGAACTCCAGTCACCGATGTATCTCGTATGCCGTCTTCTGCTTGCAAAAAAAAAAAAAACAACACACGTACTCGATCAAACTGCAATGCAGCCCAGTGCGTGAAAACAGAGAAAGATGGCTAGTGCAAGGAATGTGACATG